ACGAGGCATGGCAGCACGTTGACAATCTTCAGAAGCACGTTGAGCAACTAAACGACAAGGTTGCGTCAATGGAAACTGCCTTGTCTGTGTTCACACATTTAATTGCCGACAAGCTAGGCATAGAAAGGAATACACACTAATGGCTGAAAACCCATTAAATAATGTTATGGATTTTGTTAATGAATTGAACAAATCACATGGCGTTACGCAACGTGGTGGTAAAAAATACACCCAAGTTGTGCATCGAATGGAAGCGTTTAGGCGTTTCCTTGGCCTGGATTATGGTGTGGATACACAGATAATGGTTGATGATGGGCATAGAGTTGTCATCAAAGCCACCATAAGCAATAATAATGGCAACCAGATAGGCTCTGGTATGGCTGAAGAAATCAGGGGTGATGGTCACGTTAATAAAACATCAGCCTTGGAGAACGCAGAAACATCAGCCATAGGACGCGCACTGAGTAGCCTCGGCCTAGCTGGTGGCGAGTATGCTTCATCTAATGAGATGGATGCTGTCACGCGCAAATCTGAGGCGTTACAGACCACACCTACGCCATCACCCACGCCACCACCACCAGTAACAGAAGAGAAATCTGATGAGCCTAACAAGTGGGAAGCGTTGTTGCGTGAAATTGACGGAAGGTTAAAGAACACTAAAACGCATAAAGAATTATTAGACTACATGAACACTGGTCATTTCAAAAGTCAGATGGAAAAGATGAAAGTTGCTGATCCAGATAAATATGAAACGGCTAGGACTATGCTTGTAGTAATGAATACTAAACTTAAACCACAGGGGTAAATTATGAGAAGATATGAAAAAGTCTGTTCAATTCGTTTGTTCAAGAATGAAGAAGGCAAAGCACCGTACAGCAATAACAAGTGGACACCTTACGTTGATGGTGCAAATGCTGATGTTACGTTTCGCGGGGATCAAACCTACAGTGTCAAAGGGTTTACCAATGATGATGGCTCAATAGGAGTTAGCATTAGCAGGGTTGTCGAGTATGAAGGCGGTGACAATCCAGCCGACAACGTATCTCAAGGTGGGTTTAAGCAAGTTGCTGATACAATCCAAGGCCAATATCACCCTAAAAAATTAGACGATAGTGACGTACCGTTCTAAGAAAAAAGCCAAGCACGTTGATAACCGTATAGTGCATTGCGATTATTGCCAAAAAGAAATGGCATTATATAGCGGTCATTGGGTTATCAATGGGGCTGGGCAGTTACTATGTTACGGTTCAAAGGAGAGTTGTTTTGACAAGGTGTTTAGAAATAGTAATAGAGAAAGGGGTGCCGCTTCCCACCAAGAAGCCCACTAGGAAAGAAGCCCTGCAATCTTTGGAAATAGGGGATAGGATTTTTTGCAAAGATAATACTGAGTATGAAGGGATTAGGCGTACATTGTATTCATTAAACATGAAATACAGATCACAAAAGATCAAAAGGCCAGACCTAGCTGGCTATGGTTTTTATATATGGAGAGTAGAATAGTGGAGTAAATAGGGGGGTTATGCCCCCTTATTTTTTCTTAACGAAACACCCACTCAACCTTGTTTCCCATCTTAGTCCTTTGCGGTTTCGATTTTGGCAGTGTCTTTGGCGCAGCCATTGTTTTTTTGGCTGGTTTCGATGACTTCTCTACATGCCTTGGGTTTTGTCTATTACTACGGTTAAAAGTTTCATAGCTGATAAAGTTTGTCATAACTGTTCTCCTACTTTTTCTTAGATTTCATAATTTTCTTTTTCAAAGATGCTGGCAATGTCTTTTGTTTAGCTGTCATCTTCTTTGCTGGACGGCCTACCTTTGATCCATAAGTTCCTACACCCATTGGCATTTAACAGTTCCACTTCCTTAATGCTTTGTTGATACGACTATTAGGGTTACGCGCTGTTTTCTTACTGGTCAACTTCTTCTTCATGCCCTTCATTCTAGCACAAAAACTTTTACGCCTAGCGGCAGCTTTCGGTGACTTCTTAGCTTGCTTTGCCGACACAGGTGGCTTGAGGTTCATGCCCTGACGTTTAGCTGACGCCCTTCCTTTAGCGTTTAAACCGCCAGATTTGCTCTTGCCAGCCTTCCTTTGCCACGCAGGGGTCTTAGCCATCACTCAACGCCCTCATCCTGTCTACGAGCCTTCTAGCGCGATTAGGAACTTGTGTGTACCAACGGCTATCTACCATTTCGTCAGCAGCTTTATCCCAATCCTTTGCATCAACCCCAGATTTCATGCCCTTAAAAGCACTAAGGCGAGGTCTGCCCATATTAAACATCATGTTAGCAATGATATGCTGGCACTCTTCTGGAAGCTCATCAAAGTCTGGATAAAGAACCTTGCACTCATCAATAGTAACAGCAATGTCCAGAGCAAATAACTTACGCACTCGCTCTTGCTCAACGACAGTACCTACTGGCTTGCCGTATTCCTCATCGCTTTCCAAAACAAGATGCCCTATTCCGCAAGTGGGCAGTGACAAATGGTCTAAGTATATTTCGTACTTACACCCCTCATCCTCTGCTATTTCCTCACGCAAGCGATTCTTGTTCATTACTTCTTCCGCTTCTTAGCAGTCTTTGCAGATTGCTTAAAATTCTTTGCTGTAGGCGCACCCTCGCTTCCAGGCTTCCTCATCTTCTCTTTAGAGCCAGCAGCGATACGCTTACGCTTGGCATGAATGTTTGCATATAAACCTTTTTTCATTTCGTTAATCCTTTTGCTTTTTCAAAACTGCGCATCCCACCTAATCCCAATAAACCTAATAATACAGTCATAAGGCTATCCATGTCAAAAGCAGGATAAGGTACAGCTTCTATCCCCATGTAGGCCGTCACTACATCCATAGTTGGGAACACTAAAAAGTGAGCAAACAAAGCTAGGCTACAGCACCAGCCAACGCTAGGCCGCCAGCCCGACACAAACAGGTTTTTTGATTTGGCCTCTTCAGCATTTATCGCCAACTGGCCTTTCGCTAGTTCCTGTGCGTGGTTGTCTGCCATTGTCGCTAGATCGTGGGCTAACTTGTTCTTCTGATCCTTGTCCTCTATGAACTTGTCCAGTAATCCTGTCACTGGCCCTATCAACGCTTGCAACATTTTGCCTTCTCCTATTTGCTAAAGCCTGTGCTGTAGTCGTTCGGTTATTCATACTCCAAATCATTGTGTTAACATGCCCCCTCCCAGTTTACGGCATTTATATCTAACAGGCTTGTGAGACTTCATATATTTATGTACATCCCCAGCCATTTCTAATGCCCTTGATTTACAACTTCTTTCAGTCTCAAACCATTGCTGGCTTTCAAGAACAACACATTTTGTCATTGCTTCTATAAAACATACAGTAACTATAGCTTGCCACATTACTTTTTGTTTTTACGCTTTAACATACTTTTAAGAGTTGTGGCCTGTTTAGCATGTGATTTAGAAGCCTTGCTAAGACCCTTAATAACTTTTTTTACTTTTGTTTTGTTCTTAGTAGAAAGCATTATTTACCACCTTTATTTTTTATTCATCCACGCTGTTGTACCCATGTAAGCACCTACAATACCAGCGCCACTAATATAAAATAAATTAGATATGTCTGACAAAGCTGTAACTCTATCTAATGGCATAAAGAACATAGACAAAGTAAACACACCCATTGAGATCAAGGTATAACGAGCCATCCTAAGTTGTGCCAAATGTTTACGAAGGTTGTCTTCCGTTGCTTTTATTTCTTTAACGTGCATCAGTTCAGCATCGCTAACAATACCGTCACCGTCCTCGTCATACTCAGCAAATTTAGATTGTTTTTGAAATTTTTTTTGGCTCATAACATTACTATTTCTTGTTGTGCTTTTGCCATAGATATTATCATTATGAAAAACAATGCAATTACTGCTGATATAACCCCTGCTACAATCAGCCCTGTTTTTATGTTTTCTTCTAATTCTTTTTGTTTCTTTGCAGCTTCTCTTCTAACCGCTAATGCGGCTTCTTTGGCTTCTTGTATGCGTCTAGCTCTTTCGGCTACAATCCCTGACCATGTGCCATGACCAAACCTCATATCAATCATAGTCGCTATTTCTTGCATTTGTTCTTTAGCTAATTTTGCATCAATAACTTCCTGTGCAACAGACTTAATACCAAATTGATCGCCCATTCCAACGCCAGATTTCTTGTTTCTTTTTTTTTGTACTTGGTTTTCACCTTCAAACAAGTTGTCAATATAACCAGCAATATCACCTAAATCATTAGCTGTTCCAATAGCTGACTTAATGCCATCAACAGCACTCTTAAATAAGGCTATCCCTGCAAGTGCTGTAGAAATAGGTTCCATACTAACCCTTCATTATTACGCTTAACAATAAAACAATAGTTGTCCCAGCAGTTCCTATCATTATGTGTTCTATTCTTTTTATTCTAAGGATAGTTTCTTTCCATCTTTCTGCACATACAGCTTCGTGCGTATTGAATTGGGATTGTATAGATGCAACAGTAGGTTTCGCCATTAGATTGCATCAGGCCAAGCATTGATTGGAGCAGGATCACCTGTAAGCTTACCGTCACTATCTACAGGTAAATCATACAATGCTTTAACTTTAGCGTGGGTATCGCATTTGCCGATTGCAGTTTCTATTGAAGCGCAAGCAGTTCTTACGGCATCCCTAAATGTACTGACTGCACTTGGAATTGCTGTAGACTTTTCTGACTTACGAGTAACGTACCAATCATAAGGTTCGAGCATACTTGCTGCTGTTTTTTTCGCTTGCGCTACAGCTATAGACTTTAAGCCAAGAGTTACAAGTTGATTACCTTCTCTGTCTTTTATAGCTTTTCCGTCTTCATCAATTTCGTTCACGTCAGCTATAGCTTTTTCAATCAAGTCTCCATTTTCTTTTCTGCCGTGATAAAACCTATTATCGTATGGAGCCGCACTTGCTGGCAGGTCTTCCCAAGTTATCCCTATAGCAGCCTTTTCGCTGTCGCTATAACGCATCCAGACTTTAGGATACTGTGTACCATCAGTACCAGTAAACTCTCGTCCTTCTTTTAAGGTTCCATCCGCATATTTCCACGGCATTTTATATTCTCCTATCTTGCGTTAGCAAATTTAAATGGGGTTTCGGCAATAGCATAAACTATATGCAAAGCACCATCGGCATTTAAATCTGTGTCGTACATTTTAAATCCATTGCTTAGAATATCTAAATGAATGGCTGTGTCTGTGACAGCAGGATCATCAGCCCTTAATCTTGTTGTAGTTGAAAGATTAGTTGGGTTTTGTTTGCTATCTATAATTGTCCAAGCACTTCCAGCAGGCTTTTTCATAAATAAAAACGCAGGACGAAATCCCAAATTTACATATGTTCCTTTTGTAGCAGAACCGTTGCCAGTATAGCTTGTGATTTTACTGTAGCCTACAATTTCTGAAAAACAATACGCTATATATTTTTCACCGTCAGCGTTTACTGAGTGGTCTGTAGCTACTGTAAAAACGCTGTTAGTTGGGGCAGTATCATTCCACCAATCTGCACTATCTGCTACGGCTCCATTTGTATTAAGTATTAAATAATCAGTCTCAGCATCACTAGCTGTTTCAGAATGATAGACTGCCCAGTTGTCTGTGGCATCTCTGTTTTTACAAATTATTAACTTTGGCACAGCCCCACAACCATGAGATACTGTTCCAACCGCCCCTGTCCCTGTGTAAGATACTATACTAAAACCCGCTGTAGCATTTGATGAGCTACTAAACGCAGGATTATTTCCAGATTCAGTACCAGAAGCAGCCGTTCCAGCTCTCCAACACCATCCAACATGCGTTGTGGTATTAGCGTTAGTCCCATTCTGACCACCAGTTCCTATTGCTACAGTAAACCCATCACTATCAAAAGTTTTGATTGATTCAACATCGCTTTCAGCCGCAGTTTCGTTACTGAAAATTCGTTTTGTAGCACCACGAACTGAATCATGTAACTCGTTATAGCGAGCAGCGTTAATACCTTTTGTCCAAACAAGATCAGGAGTAAATGACAAGCCATCAATTTCTTGTTGATCTCCAGCGTTAGTTCCATTACCTGTCCAAAGAATTATGTCAAAGAAATCATCGGCTTGACTACTTTTACCAGGGCCGATTGTAATGTCTGGCAAATTGCTAGATGCTAATGCCAAATAGCCAGAAGGCGGCGCATAGAAAAAATTACCCACGCCATTACCGTCTGTATTACCTTGCGCTGCCTTTGCACCTACAAATGAACTGTCTTGTCCAAAGTTATAAACTTGTGCGCCACCGCTATACACTAAACTGTAAGATGTAAATGTGTCTGATAAACTAGAAAAAGCTGCTGCTCCAGATGCTTGAATAGTATTATTTTTACGGAAATAAAGATTTCCATTATCCAAATCTAACATAACAGCAATTATGTCACCATCAGTAAAACTAGAACCGTAACTAGAAGCACTATTATTATTGCGTTTATTACCATCTGTTTGGTAAGAAAAAGCCCAGTCTTTTTGATATCCTGCGTATTGGTCATCTTCTAAATTACCTGTAGTTGTTGCTATGCCAACACTATTGGATGCATTAGCAGCCGTTACAACAAGAACTTCCCAATACCATTTTCCACTATTAACAGCAAAAGTTGATACACAAGCAGGGTTTGTGCTGCTTTGTGAAGATGAAAATTTTAAATTTCCTTCTGCAAATACTTGAGTTTGTTTGTTTATTCTTAACGAATTTAACGTAGCAAAATTTCCTGACGGGCTGTCTAGCACGACATCACTAAAAGCAACACCAGTTGCAGCAAAATTATTTGTATTGCTAGATGCATCTTTTCCAAGAATTGCAGAAAAAGGGGTGTTTGAATCAAATCGAACATCGCCTGTAACACTACCTGTTACGTTGTTGTCGCTGCTATCTTTAATTACAGAGCCTGTAGTAAAAGCTAGCAACTCAGTATTAGTTATGTTTGTTAAAGCAGATGTTGAAACTGTAAAGTTACTATCTGAATTATATACAGATGTTCCAATTACTAGCCGAAAATTAGAAATAAATCCTGGCCCAAAAGCTTTGAATTTGTTTCCAATTTGTAAAGCTCCATTGTTGTATGATTTATCACCAAAATCAGTAACATTACCGCTACTTACAGTAAATCCTGTATTGCTTGCAGCATCAACAAGAGTGGTTAGTCTAACACCATCTAAAAAACATCTAAGAATTTCACCTGTTCTTGTGATTGCAACGTGATGCCACGTGTTTGCAACAACATCACCATTATCTGCCGCAGTCCATTTAAACGCAGCGCCATTACCTGTGTAAAATTGAATATCTTTCTCTGTTCTAAAATCATAACTCATTAAAAAATAACTAGCATTATAGTCACTAACAAAATCTCCATAGTCATCGACATCTGAAGTGTTAAAATAAAGTTCTAAAGTAAAATCTTCATCTGCTGCAATGTCATAGTGCGTAGCATGAGTAAAAGTAACATCATCTCCACTAGCATCAAAAAACGCACTGTTACCTTGCGTTACCGCAAAAGGAAGGTAGAAGCCGTTGGTGCCAAACGTTAAACCAGACGCATCTTTCGGCACCCAGATGCCGTCCTTAGTCTCGCCAAAGCTGGCGGCAGTCAGGGCTGTACCGTCAACAAAGTTGACCTCTGCCATATAACCATCAAACAGTTGACCACCATTAATCCACCTTCCAATATAGTGAGCATTAGCACTGTTGATTCCAGTGTCTTCGTCTTCTGCAAAATTAGACCGATTGTCTGTTGAGAAGGAAGTTATTTGAGTGCCATTTACATAAAGTTTTGTTCTGTTATTAACAGTAGATTGTGTGGTGTCGTTCTCAATAACAATATGATACCAAGATGATACATCACGAAATAAAGCATTTGTAATAAAAAGGTATGTATTGTTTGTGTCTAACATTCTAATTGTGTTATCTGAACCAAACTGTATTTCTACGCTTAACGAACCGCCAGTGCCTCCAGAAAATATAGTTTGGATTGTGCCTAAATTGCCTCGTTTTATCCACGAACTCCAAGTCCACGTTTTTTGATTACTAGCACTGCCAGGTGTGCGGGTTAAAGACGCACTATCGCCATCCTCAAACCGCAAAGACTGGTCAATGGTGTGACTATAAAACCCAGTGCTAGGCTGATCCCCTGCGCCTGTTCCCTTAATTACGCTCATTAGGTCAAGGCTCCTGATGCTGACACAGCTATTGTATTGTTGCCACTTGCCGCACTACAGTAATAAGCAAGATGATATGTTCCAGTTGCAGATATTGCGGTGAGTGATGCTGCACTTATTGCTACAGACGCATGGGCTGCAATGGCGTGGTTTCCGCCATTAATGAACATAATGTTGCCAGATTGCCCTGCCACTGGGTTTGTAAATGTAAGAGTTAAACCACCAGCCGTTGTGCATTTGAAATCATTTCCTACTGCTAAATCAAAACTACCATCATTGTCTGTGGTAACGTGACCAGATGCCCTACCAGCTACAGTAACATCATCACCCACAACAACATCACCACCAGTAAGAGTGCCTGTAGTTGTTATAGATGATGCACCGTTGTCAATGTTACCAAAACCAGATGTAATGCTGCCGCCAGTGCTTAATGTTTTATTGGTAAGAGTATCGGCTGAGATAAGAGATACCAGCGTTGAATCAGCACCAATCGGCAACAACATACTGTTTGTTATACCAGAACTATGCAGTTGTGCTTTTAGAGTTTGACCGTGTGAATTATCTGAGCAATTTAAAGTTAAAGTGCCAGAGTTTGTATTGCCTCTTACAATTACAGTGCCAGTGCCGTGTGGAGCAAGATCAATGCTTCGATTGCTACTTGATACAATATCTCTAGCCAAGACATCTAAGTCACCGCCTAGCTCTGGGCTGGTGTCTCCAACAACATTAGTTAATGAACCAGCACCGTCTGCACCACTATAGTTAAAATCAACACGGATGCCATCAGTGTTGCTAAACGATCCATTGGATGCCAAATGACCAACAGGAACCTTGGAGTAGCCTGATGCGTTTGTGACTGCACCTGTAACTTTAAACAAAGCAAAGGTGGCTGGTGTGCCTTCCTTCTCAATAGATATGATACCTCTGGCTGTGGCATTGCTTACGTCATCAAAGCTCTGCACAAATGTAGATATAGCCGCGCCATTGTCATCAGCATCATCAAAATACATTTCAGTAACAGATGCGACAGTGCCGTTGTTTAGTGCCAGTTTGCCAGCACCAGGGTCAGCATCGGATGTACTGTTGCTAAATGTAAGCTGCATACCAGCAGAGTTGCCAGTAGCCCCTGTTGCACCTGTCGGGATGCCCAAGGCTAACGCCAAAGCACCAGATGAGACTGTGTATGTTGCTGAAGCCGTTGGGCTACCACCAACCGATACAGCGGAAGCGGATGCTGAAACCGTATCAACCTTACCTTCAGTAACCGTTAAATTGCCACTGCCGTCAAAACCCAGTATTTTGTTAGCCCTTGCTGTTGCATCAGCAGTAAACTCAGAGGTAGCAATCACGTTTGTCTGTGACACTTTAAGTGATCTACCTGCCTCTTCTTCAAGCTCTTGTACAATAAGTGTCAGCTTATCAAGCGCATCTTCATGGCTGTCAGCAGGGAACGGATCGTTTGGAGTGTAATCCGTTAGCTGTGTACGCGCTGTGTTTCTAATAAGAACGACTGTTTGACCAGATGCAGGGGTGTTACCGCTAGTAAACGTGACGTTACCACCACTTGAGTTACCCACATTAGATACAGTGTAATGAGTTGTTTTGGTTTTAGTCGCTTCAGCACCAGTGCTATCTGTACGAATAATAACCGTAATATCATCGTCATCAAATATCTTGAAGCCATAAGCAAAGACAGTTGTACTGGCGTTGCCGCTATAACTATTCTTTGTGGTTGTGCTGCTAACTGTCATTTTCTGTCTCCAAACACTTGCTTAATGTACCAGAATGTTGCCCTTTTAGAAAGAGTGTTAAAATCTATTCGCTGATTGGCTAGGTGGGAAGTAGAATGTCTGCCCTGTGTCATCTTTCATTCTTTTTTCCATTCTTCTTAAGTAGCCTGGGTTAACGTGTTCCATCATGCCGTGAATGAACAAATAATCTAAAGCAGTCTTTGTGTAAAACAGGTTAATCCCAGGCACATTGCTTTTAGCAAAATTAACTGCACTTTTAGTCATTAGGTCAGTTTCACCAGATTTCAAACCGCTGTATATTTTGTCAATTTGTTCAATATTGCCAAATGTAGGGCCAGCCATTGAAGAAAGTAAACCCCTGCCGTACTTCATATGCTCGCCAAATAAAAAGTCTCCATAGATACCCATACCCCCACCTTGAACAATGGCTCTGGTAAGTAACTTAGGGTTTAGTCCGTACTCATCACCAAACACTTCTTCTGGCTTCTTGCCCTTCATAATATCTTTCATAGTTACAGACAAGTAGCCCATCATAGTTGTCCCAACCATCATCTGTGCTATACCTAAAACACCGCTTTTGCCCTCTTCGATCTTAGCGTAACGCTGCCTTTGCGCTGCTTTCGTTACATAGGTAATAGGAAACGCTTTAAACTGCATAAAAGCTCTAATGCTTTCACCAAGAACAGTTCCCCTTTCACTCCCCAAATTCATATAAGCTCTTTCTTTAGCACCTGGGGTTGGGATGGCAGTGTCAGCGGAATCTGTTATATACATAGAATATTTTGTTGCTAAATCATTTTTGTATTTGTCAATTGCAGCTTGAGTTGGTTTTTTGATTTTTCGTGTTCTGCCAGCATTAACTTTTGCTAAAGTAGCAGCCTCTATAACATCGCTAGAAATATTGTCGATTCCTCCAGCAAACATATATTCACGCCCATCTGCTGCAACCATATCCATTTGGCGCATTACATCCCACTCTGCTTCTTCAATGCCATATCGCTTTAAACCGTTTCGCGTTCTAATGTTAAGGTTTCCAAAAACATCATTTTTATAAGTAGCCAAGTCAGCCGCTAATATTTTAGCAACACCTGATTTTTGTGCATCATTCCAGAACGTCATTAGATTTAGCCTAAAGTAAAACTGCTGCGCCTTTCCTACCATCCCAGGCAAGCTATCATTAGCACCAAACCTAGCGTGTGTGCTGCCCATAGCCCCTTCAATGCCAACGCCTAAAAGGTAGGCTAGTCTTTTTTGTTCTTTGCGAGGAAACAACTTAAATGCAAACGAAAGAGCTTTAGCGTATGAGCCAAATATTCCCCTGTCAGTGTGAGAATTTATAAAGGTGGCATTGGTAGCTATATCGCCAAATGATGAAATAGTTGCCGACCCTAACTTTGCCATTGACTGTACCATACGCCAACCAGAAGCAAGCCCAGCAAAATCCGCTCCAAACATCACAGGTTTGCCAGCACCGCGAGCCTTACTGCTTCCGTCTATCTCTTTAAATTGATTTTTAAGTCTGACTACATTTATTCTATTAAGGGTAATTATATCAGTTCTGTTGCTATCTTGTAAGTCTCCCAAAATCCTGTCAAACATAGCCGCTGGGTTTGTGCCAAGTTTTTCCATTAAGCCAAGAGCTTGTGCGTCATGGTCAATCCCAGACATAACGGCATCAACCAAACTCATGCGAGTGTATTTTTTTGAATAATCATGTGCAGCCTTGCCATTAGCAAAGTGTATAGTGCGGCTTTGGCTTAACTTCTTTGCCATGTTAGCTTGCCCCTTAAAGGCCAAAACCTTATCCATACTTCCATCAGGGCTACCAACGGTCTGGTGCTGACCGCTAACGAGGTTATCCCACATATCTCCAAGAAACATATTATTAGTGTAGGGAACTTTTTTGCCATCAACTTCCGTAAACGCTGGTTTGTTATCAAATGTTTTTGCGCTTAACCTTCCATCTTCCATCATGTAGTCAACCCAGTTTTTCTTTGCTGCCCTTAGTTCGTCTGCTGTTTTAGCACCGTTTCTAAGCAAAATAGGGTCATGCCCTTGACGGACTGCGTAGTTTTCTAATTCTGCAATAACAGCCCCATGAAGATTTTTTCTATCAAGACGCATTTTCTGGTGACGTTTTATAATGTTAGCCACTTGTTTGGCCTCTGCACCGCCAGCTTGTCTAACGTCAAATTTATCTCCGTCAAACATAGCTCTATAAATAAGCTCTTCAAAATCTTTGTTTTTAAACACAGCCTCAAGGTCAGCGTCTTGTAAAGCTGCTAGCAAAGTTCCTTGGTAGTGTGTATTTAAAGCGTGTTGCCTTGCATCAACGCTATCAAGATTTCCTAGTTTTGCAGTACCAACTAAAACACCTGATAACGCTTCTGATGGATCATCTGGGTTCTTTTTAAGGGTAGACATAATATCAATGTATGCTTTAGCATTAAGTATTCTTGCCCTTTTTTCAATAACAGCATTGATCTTAGCTTGCTTGGCAATGTTTCTAGCCAGTTTAAATATGTCTGTGTATTCATCAGCAAGAGCGTTTTCAACGCGCCTTGACAGACGTTCTTCAAGAATATCCACAATATCTTGGGCTTCTTCTTTGTCGAATATTATGCCTTCTCTTCTAGCGGCATCTATAATTACCTCAGAACAACTCATCCGCTTTTGCTCCTAACTATACAAGCCCGACCCGCCTCAACTAGCGTTTCGTACTTTTCTATCTTGGCTTCTAAATTAATTATCTCGTCTAAATCATTTCTAGCATCTTTAGGAAGCAAAGCTAAATTTTCTGGGCCTCTTACTTCTTCTAACAAAATATTGCTTTCTGCATCTATGTCGTTAGCAACAAACTCAGCTTGTTCTAGCTCTTGAGCATTTAACTCTTTTAGATCGTTAGAGTATTCAGACAAATTTCCTAAATTGCTAGGCTCTGGCACTGGCTCTTGGACTTCTGGAGCAGAAACGTCTTGCTGTGCTTGATTTTGGGAAACCAAGGTTTGAGAAAGTTTTGTTTCTAATTCTTGTTTTTCTAACTCCAACTTCTCTATTTGTTGTTGGTTATCTTTTATTTTTGCTTTGTCATAAGCGTTCATTGGCTTTGATAAACGCGATCCTTTTGGCGCAAATTTCTGCCTTTCCTTTACCCCGTCTTCTATAGTTTTTATTTCCGTTTCTAACTCTTCTGTTTTTTTGTTTATTTCTTCTATTGAAGATTCTATTCTGGAAGTGTCCCCTAAATTTAACTCAGCCTCTACATCTGGCTCTGCTGGACGCTCAACAGTTTCACCATCGTTTCTGCGCTTTTGTATTACTATGGCTTCTTTGTCAGTCTCTAGCTTTTCAATTAAAAGCCTATCTTCCGAAAGTGAAGCAGTTTCTATTTGAGCGTCAATTTGCTGAAGAGTTGTGTCTAATTCTTCTTCAGACATATTTGATAATGGGCGTGGCTTTTCTGGATCAAGAAAATCTACTATTTCGTAGTCATCGTCATATGGAGATTTAGGTTTTTCTAACTCAGCTTTTTCAGCGGCTCTAGCGGCAACCCTCGCTTCGCCAGCTTCAACAATATCTTTTACAGATACATTTTCACCTTTTATAACTTGGCCTACAGATGTGTGTTGCGCCTCATCTTTTGTTCTTTGAGGCAGTTTTGCATAACGGTCAGATATTTTTCCAGCACCGTAAAATATAGCACCACCCAAAGCAGCACCTACAGTTACGTTTAAAAAACTATCTATTAAACCATACTCACGATCCTGTTCAGCGTAGGCAGCACCAATAACCAAAGGCTCTACAACAGCACCGCCAATAGCCCCATCTATAGCACCTGTCATAAGGCGGCTACCTTTTACTCTGCCCATCCTAGCCGCCATTGTTGCGCCTCTCATCAGGGTTACAGAGGGGATAAAAGCGGAAGCTATATTTATAGGGTCAATAACACTAGCTGCGATTGAAGCGCCAAATTGTGCAGTGCCTAAACCAAAACCGCCCCTTGATCTGCCAAGGGTTGTTCTAAAACTTTCACGTTTATCGTAGCGGTCTGCAAGCAATGAGGCCATGCCAGTGCTTATACCTTCACTGCCGACTTCTATACCATCTCGGTAAAACTCGCTTTCGCTCCACTCATCAACAGTAAAATTAGTGCCTTCTTGACCTTTTCCAAAACCCTGATCCATCAATCTTCCAAAAGCATTTAATGGATTAAGGTATATACCTTCCTCAAACGAAGCCGCTAAAACATCTGATGTTGAGGCTTTTGCATAATCAAAATACTGTTCTCGCAGAACCTTATTGTCTTTTTGCTCTGGTATGTAAACATCAACCATTAAAAGAAACCATTAGTGGCGAAGTATTTTGTTCTAAAAGTTTTTGCAAAGCCACCATCTCCCTTTTGGCGTTCTGGGATTCCTTCAGCGTATTCCAAAACCTGATCGAAGGTGACTGTTACAAACCCACTTCCATCACTTTTAGGAACAAGATTTCCTGTTTGGTCAACAAGATAAGCACCAGTTCCGCTTTGTGTAGTTCTCCAAGTGCCTTCAGCTTGTAAGTCATTTAAGTATTGCTCATTGGCAATTTCTTGTGTTGTCCCTGATGGGGCTGGGGGGTAGTCAATCGCATCGGATAAACGCTCTCTGTTTAAAGAAAGACTGCTTTCTAAAACTACTTTAATGTCTTTTTGAACACCGCTTAAATTTTTTGGTAATCTTATCACTGTTTTGTTTATTGTGGGGAAAACAAAGTTATTCCCAATAACGGTATTATAAGCCATTTCCACCGCTTTTTGATGGGTTGTGGTTCCATTGGCTGAAGCGCGGATATACGCAGCCGTGTCCCTAACAATAGTTTTTATACCAAGATTATGATTGACGCGATCTATAGTTCCCCCACCTCTAGTGTCATCTATAAAATTGCCAACATTACTTGCCCCGTAATTCTGCATAATAATATCTGTTGCTTCGTTAATCTGTTTTATATCATCAGTACTGTTAAAATCTTTAATTGTTTTTTGACCTTCTTTAGTACCTGTCGCAGCAACCATATTTATATTAGCATTGTTAGGATAAGCAGCTACGACATTATCAACTTTACTAATTTTGTTGGTTTCCATTAAATGACGCATAACTCTATTTTCATTTTCAGTGCCAAACTTATTTAAAAAGGCATCCATCAAACCACCTTTATCTTTAGGGTCAGCGGCCTCAAACTGTGAAACAAATACATCAAGTTGAGCATTAGTGGTTACTCTAATTTTTGACGGAGCAACCCCCATTTTTGTTTGCATGGTAATCATGTCTGTAACAAAATTTTCAGAAGTCTGATCCACTTCTGTGTTTTTGCTCATGTAATACCCAACAAAATTATCTTCTTGCAATTTATCTCTTTCAATTATTCTTTTCTTTAACATTGAAAAAACTTTTGCGCCTTCTGGTGTTGCTATGTTTTCTTTTTTCCCAGCTTCTTTTAAAGCCGCAGCCGTTTGTTCAGCACTAGCAAATTCTATTCTTTTAAACTGCCTTGAGGCTTCTGCTGTAGCAGCAAACTCCAATTCCAAAGCGTCTGCCTCGGAATACATTTCAGCCAATCTAAAGGTTTTTGCTGCATTTCCTATTTGGGCTGTCATTTCTGGAGTGACCTGACCGTCAGCAGCTATAACTTGACTTTTAACACGATCTATTACAACCAATGAATTTGCTACAGCACGTTTAGCCCTTTCGTTAATTTCAGCATTTATAGAAGCTCTCATAGCTTGCCTACCGCTACGTTTTTTTATGTCAGGATAAAGAACAAAACTTCCATTTTTTTCTTCATATGTGTCATTCTCCATTTTTTTTAAATCAGCAAGGCTCATGTTTTGTATGCTTTGATCCAGAAGGTTAAGATTTGCGCTAATAGTTTCGCCCTCATCTGATTTTCTTGATTGAGTTAGCATTGAAATTAATGAACCCCTATTAGTGGATTTCATTGTGCTGAAGCTAATAGTTTTTTCTCCCTCTCCAGCTTCCATAGATGCTACGGTTTCTAAACTAACAGTTTTCCCATTTCTAATATCTTCAATAGCTTTATCAAATTGTTCGTCAGTAAAATCTTCAATGTTTTCAATTATGTACGCATGGGCAGTGTTAACTTCCTCTGCGTCAACAATTTTTTCTTTAGCAAGAATCCCAGCATTCCTAGCCGCATACTCAGCCGCTTTCATATTGGGCTTGTCCCTGTCAAGTTGTTCTCGCATTTTGTTAATTCCGTCTTGAGAATTGACACTATTAATATCATTCACATAACGGCTATTAGAAAGTTCTTTGCGGTATGTTGTCTTGCTGTACTTTGGACTAATGCCTTGTGAAGCCCATCTATCAAACCCTTCATCCAAACCAGTTTGAATATCTTGATAAAGTTGGCTGCTGGGATCAAGGCTTCTAAGCTGAGATAAGGTATCGTCAACAGTGGTGTTTACTTGTTCTGTCCGTATAGCTTGATGTTTGTTGTGAGCTTGCTGGCTACCAGTTGCTACTTTTGCAGCAAAGGTATTGTCAAACTGCATAGATACATCACGAAATTGGTTTTTTGTTAGCTTGCCTTCTAACCCAGACAGATGTTTATTACGCAGTTCAATGCGTTTTTTATCTGCTAACGCCTGATACTCAGCTACAGTTGTAGCCTCAGAGTTCATGGTAAAATTGTTCATCTCTTGGTTAACGTCAGTGTTAACCTTGTTTCTATAACGATCAGTTTCAGCTTTCTTTTCTTCCATGCCAAATTTAAAAGCAGCGTCCTCTATAGCACCGCCAAAGGCAGAAAAACCTTTTTGAGAAGCAGTAAATGCACCTTCATTAGCACGAACACCTTGTATTGGCTTTGTCGTTACTGTCTGGCCTAGCCCTTGATTATATAGAGGTATTTTTGGCATATCTTATCCCATCAAAGTTGCAGCTTTAGAGCCGCTATTTACTAAGCTTGCGTATGATTGATACTTCAAACCAGAAGCCTTTGCTTTTCCTTCAAGCCTTGTCATTGCTGCTTGCTCTGTTTTCATAGCTTGTTCTCTTGAGCTTGCCTGTTGGATATTCAAAGCATCCATTTGAGTGGCAAAAAATGTGTCAGCCGCAGCCGTCATTGGGCTGCCTGTCATTTGCACCCCAGAGGCAGCGGTCATCAATCTTTGTGTGCCAACCAAACGCTCAGACTCTTTACGCAGACTTACTTCTTGATCCGCTTTAACTTCAGCAAGGACAATCTTTTCATTTTCAGCAACCTTGGCATTATATTCAGCAATCTTCTGCACTTGTTTTGCTTGAGCTTGTTGGCCTTTAAAATTCATTACGCCACCAAGAACGCCCCCTGCTGCTGCCGCTTCGCTCATTACTGCACCCTCGCATAACGATAGTAGTCAGTGCCATCTAGCCCAAACTTTCTCATTAGCCCCTCATTTTCAAAACCCAACCAACCTATAAAGCGCACAGCCTCATCGTCATTGCAACTGACACTAGCTTGTAATCTATTGTAATTGTTTTCTTCTTGTATGTGATCTAACATAGCGCGTGAGTATTTAGCTGCCGTTAGTGGTTTATCATAGGCATATGATGACATAATAAAGAACGCTTCAGCCACGCCCTGCCATAACTGATACACGCCACCTA